TCTTATCTACGTGGTAATAAACTTTTAAGTAATGTTCCCTTATTTAAATACAGCCGGGTAGTCTAGTGGTCAAGGATCCAGGGCTCTGGCCCCTGGGACCAGGGTTCGAATCCCTGCCCGGCTACCTTAGTGGGGGATTCCCCCACTCCCCCTACTGCTATGTAAGTTTCTATTATCTTATCTAAAGGTGCAATGTAATTATGCCTTTGCTTACCGCCATCATCCTTCTCTATGGAGTAAACATAATACTTACCTTTAATCTCTTTTACATAGAATTTAGAATTGACGTAAAAAGAAGGCATTCTAAGATTCTATTTTTGCGGGGGTTTAAATACTCATTCTAATAGAACGATCGGCGTGGAGTTGAAAGAAGATGATAAAAGATATGTAATACAAAGTTTGTACTCAGTAAAACTTAAATACTACAAAGTACAAACTTTATACTGAAGAACCATGTCCCAGACCCATATAACCGTAAAACTAGATACAAAGTTAAAGGAGCTTTTTTCACGCCTATGTGAGGAAGAAGGGGTAGATGTGAGTCAAGGTACAAGGGAACTTCTAGCTGAGGCAATAGCTAGAGGTTACATTGTGAAGGAAAGGAAGGAAAGACTGCAAAAAATTGCCGGAGGTGCCAACGCATGAAAGTATTAATGAAAAGAGAAAAATTACCAATCGTAAAGCCTTTTGATGAAGTAATTATACAAGTGTTACAGTCTCCAAAGGCTGTTGAGAGAGAAATAATACTGAAAGATGGTACCATAAAGAAGATTGAGGATTATAGCGTAATCATAAGACCAGTAAGTGGAAAGTTTGAGAGTGCAACCGAAAGGACAGTAACGAAGACGGAAGACGGTGATGAAGTTGTAAAGCCGAAGAAATATGACGCCCAAGAGTTAGGAGGCAAAGCGATTATGAAGCTAACAGGTAGGGCTTATGAAGTACTCTACGACGCATGGCAGAACAAAGAGATTACTGAGGGTACAAAACTAAAAATCAAGGTGTCTAAGAAGCAGAATAAGACGTTCTACGACGAGATACTAGTGTTAGACGGCGAAGGACAAGAAGAGGAGGAGAAAGAGACAGAAGAGGAAACAGAAGAAAGGGTAGAAGAAGCGAAAAAGGCTAAACCAAAACTAAAGGGGTAAACGATGGATCTCCACGAATACATTAAGGACTTGTGGACACACCCCGAAAAATACCACCATAAAATAATATGGTATGTCAACGTCTTAAGGTTTGGTAATAGGAAGTACAGTATAGGGTATTGTACTTACGGAAAAGGTATAGCGTTTATCAATGATGACCCCCTAGCACCTTTAATTATTGACGACATTATCATCCAACCGGCTCTCGACGACGGTACTCCCGCAATGTGTTCAGACGCTAAATGGTGTTTAAACGTAAGGTGTCCGTTAAGCAGTGGGGAATATGCAAGAATGTCAAAGTTAAAACAAAATATCCAAGAGATAGAGAAGAAGTTAGAGGAACTCGGTCTTGGTTTCGATAAAGCTAAATGCGAACGTATAGCCTTTGAAAAACCGGTTATCGAGTTAAGGCGATACAAGTGAAAGGTTGGAATTATATTAAACATTTAATCGCTTTAGCCCACTGTGAGCAAGGTTCAGAATGTTATAAGATTGACATTGAAGATAGGAAAGTGATAATCGCGTTTATGAAAGACTATAACGGCAGTTATTCTACGATATTTATATCGCTAGAAGGTTCACCACCCAAAGCCTATGCAATATTGAGAGTTTGTTCTGGTGAAGAATTCAAATTAATTAAAGAGAATGGCGAATTGAAGGTGTTGAATTCTTGGACGGAGGAAAGCGGTGACAAGATATGCATCAATACTATAAAAATTCTAGATTCGGTTTTATTGCATTATAAAACTGTAAAAGAAGAAGATATGTCTAAACCAGTCGTTAAGCTCAGTTTAAAGGAACTACTCTCAAGAAAGGATGTTATCATAATGAACGCCGAGGCGATATAAGTGAGGAGGTATTTGTATGATAGTGAGTGTGTAAACGCCGAGATCGAAGTGGAAATAAACGAGGAAGACGCTTATGCCACGATTGACGACGGCATAGTTTACATCGTACCGAGTTACAGATATATTAAAGACGGAAAAGAAACAGCATATGTTATAACGGAAGGAACGTTCAAACGAGGTGGAGAGTGTACCTCAATAAAGAGGGAAAAGGAGAAGTTTAACGAGTTTGTCAAACAAGTGTTAGCGGAAAATACGATAGAAAAACCTCTTCAAGAGTGGATAATGGAGGAATTCCCGGAACAGTGGGAAGAACTGAGGAAAGACCCTATCGGTTGGTTCTTAAGACGGTCAGAAAAGTGGCACGTTGGTGACGACGAAGTAAAACTACTGACGTTAATAGCAATAAAATCGGCATTTTATGAAGGTCTACCTAAAATCGGTGTTCTTGTGCTAGGGAGTGCAGGAGCAGGGAAGTCTTCAGCAGTAAAGAGTATCGTCAACATGTTTAGTCTAAAAGAAGGATATGGAGCCGTTTTATGGGTCTCAAATTTGACGAGAAAAGCACTTAGCTATTTAGCGTTTGAGGATAACGGGAAATTATTGAAGAACCGGTGTTTATTCATTGTTGAAACTATTGACATTGACGCATTGAAAGAGCTTAGTCTCTTGATGACTGAAGGTAGGTTGGCAAATCTAACCGCAAAAAGTACGGATGATAAGTTAGGAAGTAGTTACGGTATAGTAGATTACCCACCTAGTGTCGTTTCGACTGCGGTAAACGTTGATTATTCAAACGACCAAGTGACACAAATCATGAGCCGATTCCTGACCGTCGCTTTAGATCTTGAGAGAGGTGACACCGAAAAGATTTACGAGAAGATAGCTGAACGTGGTGATACTGCTTTCGAGTATGACCCCGTTACGAAGTATCTAGCTATCGCCTGGATGTACTACACACCGAAGACGGTGAGACTCCCGAAAGAGATAGCCATGAAGTTCAAGACTGTCATAACGGAATACAACCAATACGCCTTCCGTGTTTACGACCAAGGTTTGAAGGTGATGAAAGTGTTCGCGTCACTCCTGGGGAAGGAAACAGTCGATGAAGAGGTTTACTCGCTGTTCTCTCAAAAACTGTTGAGGTACTTCTTGGTGTCTGCCGTAGGTCTGACGAGTGTCGAGTTAAAGGCGTTACAAGCCACGAGTACTGAGTTCGAAGAAACGAAGACCATAGCCATGAGGTTAAAGGTCGACACGGAGACAGCGAAGTCGTGGCTTTTCAACCTGGCGAAGAAGGGGCTGGTCGATCTAGATAAGGACAAGGCCAACAGGAACAAATGGATGCGTAATGAATTCGGACAGAAAGTTCTAGACTTAGTCGTAAACGGCTATACGGAAGAGAGAGATGATGACGGGAACCTGAAGTTAGCGGGGAACATGGCAGACATCTATAAGGACTTGAAGGGGAAGCAGTTCACCCTTAGCGAGTTCTACGGTGTACTCGGTGAGGAGATCGCGGAAAAGGTGCTGAAATGGGCCGAAGAAAGAGGTTTAGTGAATCACAAAACGGTAGGAGGTGAGGAATACGTCGAGTTCTTGTAAAGAATTTGACGGGTTAGTAGCTGACGAGAAAACGATAGAAAAGGCTAAAGAATGTTTACGTTTGGTGTTTCTTTATATTGATAGGACTACAGACCCACCAGTGTTTAGATATATGGAAAAGGATGACAGTTACGAGATAATAGGGTGGAAAAAGGAAAAAGGCAAAGTTTACTATGTGGTAAGACTTAAAGATGGTAGAGTGTTACTGGTCGACGAACTCGAATTAAAACACCTAGATAGTTTATTAAGAATTAAGAAGAAGTTTAACGACGCTTTTTCAAGGTAATACTGACACCTCATTTTTTGACAGATGCTAGTAAAAAACAGTGACCACTTAGACAATTTCAAATTTTCCAAAGCCTCACTAATTTTTAGAAGCAAATTTTTCTGGAGTAGGTCTACTTTAAACTTTTGTAAATTTGATTTAAACTTTTGTAGATTGGGTTTAAAGTAGACCTCTTTTTTTGACAGTTTCTTCTAAAAATTAGTGACCGCCGGGAAAATATGAAAATTTCTCAACCCTCACTAATCTTTACTAGCAACTGTCACTTTGGGGGTGTCATAAAAAAGTACAACCGAAGCTAGCTGGTGTATTACTCATATTATTGTCGTTGTTTATTTAAAGTTTAAAGGACAAAAAATACTTGTGGGGTACAATAAGGTAGTACTGGCGACTATAAGAGGTAGTTTAGGGTTAATAAAGCAATCGATAGAAAACGACGATATAGAGACCGCAATAAAGTTAGCGAGATACTTTAAGTTAAAATTTGAAGATAGATCGGATAAAGTCTGGTGGTACCGGCAATGGCACAGTGTTATGGAGTCCGTGGAACACAGGCTGAGAGAGGGTTTAGTAGAGCTAGCGTATCAAACATTAGAACAAGCGGAGTTTCAACTTTCAGTAATGACTTCGCCTATTTTTTCTAAGGCGTCTGTTAAGCAAAGTAAAGCCTGAACTATTGTTTTGCCCTTATCCGTTAAGTAAAGCCTTTTCTTTTTTATCCTTCCTTCTTGTTCTTCCCTTTCCTCTATTAGCCCGTCTTCAACTAGTTCCTCTTTTGTCTTGTAGAATGTGTTGGGTGCAAGACCGGATAACTTTAGAGCCTCGTTTACTGTGCAACCTTGGTTTAAATATACGGCTCTTAGCACGAAAGCATGGTTCGTGAGGAACTTACTCTTCATAGTTTATACTATGTATGTAGAATATTTAGCAATAAGCTTTAGTTGTACAAACTTTGTACTCAGTAAAATTTAAATACTACAAAGTACAAAGTTTGTAATTAGAGGGTCAAAAAATGGTTGAACCCCAAAGTAAGGAGTTATTGGAAGAAGAAATCAAAATTTCTTTTTTTATCCAATTTATTAAAGTCGAAGGATATCGTACTACATACCATAAGTTATACGCGAAAATAAATTCAGGTGAAAGTGAAATCGATTATCAGCACGTGAGTCCTGAGGAATATACTGTTCACGACATTCTAAAGAACATTGATAAACTATATAATGTATATACGTACGCTCAAAGCGAGAAACTACAAGAAGGAGCAAAAGAGGAAATTTTGAAGCTAGTGTCATTAATCATATGGAATATTAGCCATTAGGTGAACGATAATGAAGGCAAGAGTGGAATACATTAAACTCCCGAAATCTTATAACCCTCGTAAAGACTGGGACATGGACGTGATTTCATTCAAATTGCCTCCAGAGCTTAAGGCAAAATTAGAGAGAGTAGCGTACGAGAGAAAGGTTTCAAGAAGTGAACTGATCAGGATTGCGATTCAGGAGTTTCTGAAGGATGAAGAGGTGCAGTGAATGTATAAATGCCCACTCTGCAATTTCACAACTATTCGATTATTCGCATTGAAACAACATACACGAAAAAACCATGTGCTAACTAAGTGTCCAGTGTGTAAGAATTCATACATAAGGCTCAATCAACACCTTTACACTAAATATGATATCGAACATCTCATGTATTGCTATCTATTCTCTACTTACAAGATACCTAAAAACGTTATGTTGGCAATCAAACGCAAATTAGAGGTGGAATAATAGTGTATCTAAACGAAACTTTACTAGATATACTATTATATTATGGTTTTCAGTTCAATGACTATTGGACGACTGTCCTAGGTACCAAGGTTGGCGGAAGAGAAGCAAATCTTGTAGCGAGGTTGTTTATGAAAAACAGATTAACATTAGCTATCTATAAATTTGATCTCGCTACAGTTGCTCTATTATTAGCTTTCATGTTAGATAACGCAAATATGGTACAAACGTTTCTACTTATTGTTGATGTTGTTGAATGCCTTGTAACGCTAAACAATACTCTTACGATATATAGGCGTAAGAAGGTGAGAGCAAAATGAGGAAATTATGGGTGGTTTCAGCAAAAGACCCTTACGGTGATATTGTTTATCTGAAAATAACGCCTAAAAAGTCTACTGCGAAACGGTATTTGAAAGAGTGCAAAGAGATTTTCAATAGTTGTGAAATGGTACTTGGTGAGTTCTACACTCTCGATGAGGCTGAGGGGAAAATATAATGTCAGGTAATAAAAATTACCTGAGTAATCGTAAAACTTTAGGGATTCATGTGTCTGCAGAAGAACTAAAACGGTACCACTCTTTATCTGCAGAACAGAAAAGGTTGTTAAGGATAATCGTTAAGGTGCTTATTTATAACCCTGAATTGCTTAACGAAAGTTCTTATCTTTACAAATTACTCACCACAAAAGCTATATCGCCTTACGTTTGCCCCCTTTGCTTAACACCGTTTTCCTCTTCCGTTAGTCTGAAACAACACATTAGATATGCTGAGCATACGACAACTTGCCCGGTGTGCCATAAGGAGTTTGCAAAGACTGACGCACTCTTAGACCATGTTTGCAAAAAACATAATATCTGCGTTAGTTAGGTGATGTTGATGAGAATCCTTAAAATAGTATGGATTCTCTTCATCCTACTAAATGTTTATGACGTCATAATATCTGCAATATATTGGTTGAAAGGAAATATAACGTTTGAAGAGAACTACTTTATATGGTACTATTATTATTATGAAGGTCACATCTCGCTTATCTTAGCGTTACTGATGGTGATATCGATAAAACTTCTATTTTTCACCGGAGTCTACTGGTATACAAGACTTTTCGACCTATTTAAGGTAGGTAAGTATAAGTGGCTTTCATTACTACCGTTTGTCGTGTTGTCGATACTGATAGACACACAAAACACATTTATCCTTCTCTTTAACCACGTCCCACCGTTTTAAGCCCTTTATAAAGTCTACCTTCTTTTTTCGCTTACAATGAGGAAGACCCTTCTAGCTCTTCTAACCCTATCCCTAGCGTTAATAATATTGGCAACACCTACCGGTGCCATAACTGCAAGTCAGTTAGGTGCAAGTCAAATAGTAAATACTTATAACTCAGATAATTGGGCTGGTGTAGCTTACTCTGTTGAATGGAAATCGTGGTTTACAAACTACTGGGGATCCATAATGTGGGCCAGTGAAAGTATATACACCGGAAACCTTACACTAGGTTATCTTAATTTTCCAAACTATCTCTATACTGAAGATATAGGTATATGGGTTGCCTTAAGTCCCGCAAAAATAGGATACGGTACCGATTCTTCATCTGGTTCAGAACAAAGTAACTTTGTACAAGCTGGGTATAATATTTGTGACGATGGATCGCATATAACAGTTTGGTATTTTCTAATGACTTTGGTAAATGGACAATTTACATACATCTATGAAAAACCTATACCCGCGGGAGCAGTAACTCATCTCAATGTCTTCTTAGAAAATCTTGGAAACGGCACAGCATTGGCTAATTTCTACGTATTCTACGCCAATGGGACTTATTGGACTGCAACAATATATACATCAATACCATGGACTAATACGGGTGCCGCTATGAGTATAGTCGAAGCACCTTCATTTTCAACTTCCGGAGGGCCTTATTATGAGTTACCATATGTATCCGGTGGGATGATAAACTTCGCTTTCTCATATATCGGTTCTGATGGTAACGAACATATTGGGCCTAGCAATAATCCCGTAGGTACTATGTACGCTGATGTTTACAATCTTAACGAACCATCAACTTACAATGTAGCTCAGGCTCAGATATATAACGGATGGGCCAATAATAATGGCGGATGGGATTACCTATACCAATTTTACTATCCGGGAGCTGGTCAAACTACATACGGACTATAAGGAAAAGGTTTTTTATTCCGCTTTTTCTTTTTTAATCATGGTTTTCTTTGTTAACAACACACCAACGAATATATCTATTATCCCTGGTGAACCACCTAGATTTGCTCAACCACTTCCTCCGCCTCCGTGGTATGTACAATATTTACCAGAGTTCATTATAGTGGCGGGTATTGTAGCTACTGTTTTAACTTTTTACTTTTCACCTGAGCTTAGGAATGGTTTGATAAGCAAAATACGCCGGAAGTAGTTTAGCCCTTTATAAAGCCATTTAATTTTTTATCGCTTAATGAAGTGGGGACTATCTTTACTACTACTACTAATCCTCTCACCTATCTTAACAAACGGTGTTATAACCGGGCCTCATCCATACTTAGACGGCGGTGGGGGTTTTACCGGGCCTTTCTTCACATACTCTAACACAATTCAAGTTGGATCCTCTACTTTTTCTTCTAAATACAATGGTTCAACCCTTTCTACCGCACCATGGCTTAACCCAACTTACGTTTCGATATACAACACTTACTACCTTCAAGTTTTACCGAACCAAGAGTACATTTCAAATAACGTATCTCTTCCTCTTTCATCATCACAAATCGCTCTAAACGTCACATGGTTATTAGCGTCTTCCGGTAATTCCGGATCCTACGGTTCAATCGCCATAGGCTACGATGTTAATTTCCCTTCAGGATTTACGGGTAACTATGCACCCGCACCACCTTACGCCTCTGACGGAATTGTAGTCTATCTGGAAAAAGGTGGTTTTCCAACATATAGGCTATTTGTATACTTTGATGATGTGAAACAGTTAAACGTATCTGTGGGCTCAATCAGTGTTGGACAATATATAGGTTTAGGGTTCTGGTACTTACCCGCTACAAATCAACTTTACGTTTATTACTATAACGGTACTCTAAAGACTTTTTCAATAATACCGGGTCAAGTTATCAATAATCAATTTTATCCTCTTTCATTGAATACTATAAATAGTAATTATGTCATTGATGCTCAAAATGTTGGGCCGGGGTACGGTTACGGGCAGTGGGTGTTAATATCATACTCAATCTTCCAAACTAAGACATATAGTGCAACACTTAGCTATACATCTGTTATTTTAGGTAATGGTATTCAGGCTTTGGCGGGATTTACTGGTGCGTACAACCCTTTAAACGTGTCCACTAATGTGACCTCTTGGTCTGTTGTAGGTATCGTTAAGGTTGTAAATTATAGTGTTTCAAACTCACAATACCCGGTGAGCGGTAGTGTGACTTACTTAACAACAGCTAAGTCTGTTTACTTGATTCTAAATAGCATTTATCCTACCGATAGTGTGAACACATGGTATCTTAACGTTACGTTAGAACTTCAGTTTGTAACACCTCAGCAAACAGTCTACAAGAATATCACAATTCCGGTTTTTGACGGAGGGTTTGCGGTTCTTGTCCAAGTAAGCTTACCGCAGTCCTCATACCTATCAGGTCAGACTATTAGTGTTTCTAATTCTACAACTATTGAATATCCCTCTAATGCGGGATATTCGTTAGCCTTAAAACCGGTTGTAGAAATTAATATACAAGGTCTCACTAACGGCTTTGTGCCATTACCTTACACGGTTACTGCGAACGTTAACGCACAAACAACATATTATTACGTTATAAACATACAATTCGGTCAATTCTCTCTAGGTGGTCAAACTGGTACAATAACAATATATCCCGTCAGCCAATTACCCGTTATATTCGTTTCGCAATATCCCACATCAGTTACGTCTGGTACTAAGGTGACTATAACTTTTCAATTCACTCTTAACACACCCGTTTCAAATGTGACAATGTCAGCGTTTACACAATCAACTACGACTTTCACATGGACTTACGCGTCTCTTTTATCGTCATCATCACTTGTGGAGTTTCAGGGGTACTGGCTATCAGCGAATGACGGAATCATCATAATCACACAGTCTTCCAATTACCTTATACCCTTCAATTATGTAGGTTTGACGTTTTATAACAACAGTGTCAACACAATTCAGATTAACGTTATAAATAACGCGTTACAACTGAATGTTAATAATAACGTGCTAAACTTAGCTAACTCATCTAAAGTTATCGGTATAGGATTCTATTACGGTGCGGGGAAGTTAGTGTTAAACTGGTTCTTCGTTAGCGGTATCGTTTTGCAGTCTGCCACTGCAAATCAGGCGTATACAATCTTAACGGGTACAAGTCTGAACACATTGACACAGTATACGAATGGATACACTAACGCTACAGGCTATGGACAAGTGACAGTGACGCTTACATATACTCCTTACGAGTTAGTGGAAATCTACTGGGGTGGTCTACAGAAATACGTAATCCTAAACATTAGCGTCACTCAGCCTACTACAACTACAACTACGACTGTGAATACTACAACAATAAACTACAACTACACTAATCCGTTTAGTAACAACATATCGCCTACCTCAACCCTTTACAACTTTAGCAATGCCCAACCATGGGCGATGTTGATAGGGATAGCCGTGACGGTGATAGTCACGTTACTAGGGTGGAAGTTTGGTGGAAAAGGTGGTGCTAGTGGTGGTGTAGTTATGGGGTTAATCGCCGTGTCCTATCTAGGTTTAGTGCCATGGTATATCTTCTACATCTTCATCTTTGGCATAGCGTTACTATTAGCGAAAATATTCGTAGATAGGTTTATGGGTGGTGAGGAGGAATGACAGACGCAATTAGTTTAGCCCTTCAAACGGGTTTAGGGCCAGTTATTGGCGTCGTCATTATCATTTCTCTAATGGGGTTGACGTACAAAATTGCGGGAAGGATCCCCGCTATCATCACGGGAATAGCGTCAACATTTGTATTGATTTTTATGGACTTTATACCCGTTTATTGGGGTATAGGGATTATATTTGGTCTGATAGCCGGGATGGTATTAGGTGGGAAAGATGGGTACTAAGCTAATAGTCTACGTGTTAATTTTCGATATCTTTCTTTCGCTAATGGTAGGTGCTTACGGTGGAATCTCACCACCGTCAATACCACCGATACCTAGCTATAGTTTCGATCAAGCTTTAGCATCATCAATCGTGTGGACTGTAGGATGGCCACCAATCACTTTATGGGGATCCGTGACACTTATTCCACCGTTTTCGATATTGGGGGCCAATTTTCCGGGGCTAACTTTACCGGGTGTAACGATTCCGGGCGTAACACTGTTTAGTATATCGTTTTCATGGCTAGCACCCCTCTTCTACATCTCTGGTTGGATAATCTGGATATTCCAAACGGTAGCATCAACAGTAGGATATTTGTTAAGTATTTTCACGAGTAGTGTAGCGTTACTATCGTCTGTACCGGTAGTAGGGCCATTTTTGACGGCGTTTATACTTATTGTTAATTTCATTCTCATTTGGGAACTGGTGAAACTGATAAGGGGTTACGGGCCATGACTTATAACGCGAATGAGATAAGGGCAAAAATCCTAAGAAAGAAGATACTGGAGCTTATCGCTGAAAACTACGTACTCTCTGCGTCGCTAATCTCTCATACACTGCTTTTGAGCTATGCCACCGTCTTAAGACACTTAAGGATCCTAAATGAACACGGCTATATCGAATTGTACAAAGAAGGGCGAACGTTATACGCAAAAATTAAGGATAATTCGCGGAAAATTCAGATTCTGAATTCAGAACTGGAGGGGTTTAAAAAGCTTAACGAAAAGACCTTAGTGACCAAGAATGAGGGCAGTCGCGGTATTGTCAACACCAAAGAAACTAAGAAGGGCTGAGGCAACTAACATAGGCGTATTATTAGGTCTATTTATCTTCATCCTTATAGGAATAGTATTATTGCCCGTTATTGTTTCACAAGTAAACAACCTCACGAGTGGTACCGCACCAGCAGTTACGGGTACTAATGCTACATTATTGAACTTGGTACCGCTATTCTACATCTTAGTCCTTATCATAGTCCCCGCGGTAGTGGCGTATAAAATCTACAAAGATTGAGAGGCGTGAGAAAGATGGAGTCAAATGTTAAGGCAATTATTTTTTTATTCATTTTTATCTTGATCGGCGTAGTACTGTTTCAGCCAATTTATAATGAAGTAGTTTACGTTACGACATCAGGAACTTACACTACTATTACCTCAGGTACTCTAGTTACATCATCGTTTATACCTAACCCGCAATATGTAGGGTCTTCAAACGCTACTGTTGTATCATTAGTACCGGTCTTCTACTTACTTGTGTTGATAATAGTACCGGCCGTGATTGGTTACAGATTGTACAAGAGTGAGTAGGCCCTTTATAAAGCCATTTTTCTTTTTTTCACACAATGAGTGCGTTAGGCGATGTGATATATGTAGTCTCTATTCTATTCCCCGCATTGGGTCTCATTTCGAGAAACTACCTAGTCAACCTGATGGGGACATTCCTAGGAGTTTTAGGGTTTTTAGTTTTCGTACAGAATTATACAGACATAGCGTTCTCAGGGTCTACTTTCTATTTAGCGATATTTCCGCTCTTATTGGGACTGGTGAATTTAGGATATTTCTTCAATTGGGTGAGGGAAGAGAGGATATGATGAGGTGGGGAAGGAATGATATTAGTCCAAAAAACATACGCAGAAATAGTCCTAAGTTTCGATTTTCTTATTTTGATTACGTCATTACTATTCAGAAGGCCAAAAGGGTGGAAAGAGAGGTCAACATTAGACCGCAAAACCATAAGGCGATTAGGGTATTACACCGTAGGAGCCGGGGTATTAACGCTCTTCTTAGGGCATTATGCTTTTTACGCTAATTATGCCGAGTATTTCGAGGGGTTGATGTTAGATGCTTTCCTATTTTACATTGGGTTGAGAATGGTGATCCAAGGTGAGTGATGGGAAATTACTTCATGCGTGGGAAGAAGAGCTTAAGAAAGCCCAAACGTTAGATGAGTTAAGGCAAAAGTATGAGGAGGCGAAAAAGCAAATAGTTGACGGGAAGACTTTAAGAAAGTTGTACAAGGTCTACGAGAAAAAAGAGTTTGAGATTAAGAAAGCACAGTTTGAGCAGTTGAAGGCTGAACTTTCAAAGAAGAAGAAGAGGTTCAAGAAAGAGAAGGTTGACGTTAGGGTTAAGGTAGTTAAGAAATGGATCAATTCGCGTTTGTTTACGGCTGAGCATTATGTGGCAATGCTACAACAGAGTCGCGACGGTCTGCAGTTACTCTTTCTCAGAAAAGCAAAATTAGTGGAAAATCAGGGTTATCTAATGTTAGAGAATCGTAAGTTAAGGAAAAGTTGGGTCTTAAACGCTGAACCGTTGTTACTTGAAAAGAGTAAATTCCCATTCGGCAAAAAATTCGTGGCTATCCATTTCGTTTTGCCGGATTATCCGTACACACTCGACTTAACGGTTGACGAGAAGATTAGGCAATTAACGCTGAAGAGTCTTAACGCCCCTCAGATTATTCACTCTATTGTTAGGACAAAGTTCTTTGAGGCGTTAGCAAAGGTCGGTGGTGGTGTTGATTATACGATGTTAATAATCGGCGTTATAATGGGAATAGGGATAGGGGTAGCCGTAGGTTTCGGTATCGCTAACGCTAACTTAACGCATTTACTCTCTCAACACGTGACTAATAGCACAGTAACGCATGTTACATCATCAACAACATCGCCTAGTTTCACGATTCCATCTAACTCCTCAAAAGGGGTGAGCTAAATGGCTAAGAAGACGGAAGTAGAACAATTACAGAAAGAGAATAATGAGTTAAAGAAAAAGTTAGCAGAGATAGAGAGTTTACTAAATAATAATAAGGAATTAGATAGTGAGGAGGAGGAAATCCAAGAGATAGAGAACCCCTACACAGTTACAAACCGTGCTATCAGCGAATTAGTAGAACCTAAGGATACAATGTTTTACCTTTCGGGAAATCAAATATCGTTAATCTTAACGGCGTTTGAGTTTGCAAGACTCCCTAGTTATTTCGGGGAAGAACCAGTCACGGAGCTAGCAGAATATGCCCACAAACTTAAGCACTATCTGGTAAGTAAGGGTGGAAGAGGGCGTAGGGATATACTCAGGGTGTTGAGAGTTAGTAGTGGTCAGGTCAGAGAGAATGTGAATAAGTCAATCTTTAGGAAACTCTTAGAAGGCGGAAAGGATAGTGATATAAATGAAGAAGGCTAAGAAGAAGAATCAAGACATGTTATGGTTAGCTGAAAAGATAGTAGACGTTTACAATGAGTATGGATTTATTAGTGCTGTAATTTTCGGCAAACAAGGATCGGGAAAGACTACATACGCAATGAAGGCTATGCGTGACGTGTTTTATAAACTATATAACTTAAACACTAAAGATGAGGCATGGGAATACGTCAAAAAATATTATTTCTTTGAACTGCCTGAGGCTCTTGAACTAATCTATAATGCGTTTGAAAATAACGAAAGGATTCCGGTGCTGTTATTTGATGATGCAGGTATATGGCTGTCAAAATACCAATGGTATGAGAAATACATGATAGTCTTCTACAAATTTTATGCTTTGGCTAGAACTAGAGTTTCAGCAATACTCTTTACGTCACCTAGTCCTGATGATATTGCGTTATTCCTCAGAGAAAAGGGGTGGATTCAAATAAGAATAAAATGGAGTAATAAGAAAGACAGGATAGCTCAGGCTGACCTATATAAGAAAGTATTTGACAGAGACAGCAAAGGTAATATCACAACAAGAGCAGATTATACGGCATTAGACCAGTTTAAGGTACAATTACCTGACGGTTTCCTAAACGAGTATCTCGAAAAGAGACGGGAAACCGAAAGAAAATTATTAGAAGAACTGAAAGAATTACTAACTAGTTATAAGGAAAATAAGGCTGTAAGTCAGGCTAGCTAACGGGGGTAGGGTCAGAGTGAACCCGATATGGTATTTAGTTATCGCGGGTATTGCCCTGGAGTTAATTTTTTGGTACTATTTGGAGCGTTTAAGGCGTTTGAAGTGAAGTCATAAAAATTTTTAAATCTGGAATGTCATAGATTTATTTAGGGGTCTCATACACACCCGGTTTGTGGGTACCGGGTTCAGCCCGGTACCCATAAATTACATGCACCCTCTCTTACTAGGGGTGCCGGGGGTTAAGGTACCCTATGGGGTACCGATGTACCCCCATGGGTGCCGGGGTCAGCCCGGCACTTTGGACAGCCATTCCGCGTACTTCTTATACTCTTTTTTCGCTAAAGCGTATAAGTCCAAATAATGCTTTGTTAGGATATTCCCGGGTGTCCTACCCTCAATAAAGTCCACAATTTCGCCCGGTATATTTAACTCTAGCATTTTTGTGGCCGTGAATTTTCTGATGTACTTAGGTGCAATATCTAGTTCATGCATTATCTTCTTTGCGTAATTGTAAGTAATGCTCTGTCTTTGTAACGGTGAAACATGGAAAACATAGAACACTCGTTTTGAGCCTCTACTCCAGTTGAGCGTGTAGATACAAATCCCGTTTTCACAAACATCATTTTCTGGTGAATATTCGCTTAGCACTTTTATAGCCTCAGTAAACCTTATCCCGCTTTCCAGTAAAAGTTTGAATAACAGTTCTATTTTAGTCCCCTTCACTTTTGTAAGCCATTCCTTAACCTGGTCTACTGACGGTACCTTTAAATCCACGCCCGATTTCTTAGTCTTTATCGCTTTCCACTTCTCTATATCGCCCTTCCACTTATAGTACTTCTTCCACGCTAAGATAGAACCCTTATTATTAGTGTCTAATGGCTTACGCAAATAATTTACATATTGCTTACAAGTTTCGCGTGAAACTTTCTTTATACAATCGTTATAAAATGCAAATAGTTCAACTTCAGACGGCAAATTTTCATTTGCTTTAGAACGCGTTTTCTCTTCCTTCATTATTCTAACTCCTTTCAATTCTTCATAATTAGCATTGGGGGTATTAGGGGGTGTCCCCCCTAAATAGGGCTCTGGCCCCTGGGACCAGGGTTCGAATCCCTGCCCGGCTACCTAGCTAGTAAGTATGAGAATTCTCACTCGGAGCTATTCAATTATTTTAATGATGCCTTTAAATTTTGAGTTCTGAAAAAG